GGGGTTACAGCAAGACAAATCCCAGTCCTGTGTGGACCTAGCCCATGGGTTCCAGCGATTGCTCCTTAGCATGGACAGAGGTTACAGGTTAGGTGTTTGTTTTTGCTGTGCCCCCTTTGTGGATCCATATAAAAAATGACCAGAATCGTTACATTTTCGCGTCACACCAATCTCCACTGATCTTTCATCATGACTACAAAGTTCTCCAACTGGGGTGAGATTGAGAGCACAGTCCCGGTGTCCATCTCACTCAACATAGTTGAGGTTATAACCTTAGCTGTGAACAAGGGAATGCTTGGACTCATCCAAGAGAATGAGCTTCTAAGCTCAGCTTACTGGTTGTTGGGATTAGAGGATGATAAAACAGCCAAGTACATAACCGCCACTGTTGGGGAGAGAATCCCTCCCACTGCGGCCGGACGACAGACAACGGCGTACGTAGCCTTATGCATCATGATGGGTTACGTAAAAGAACTCACAAAAGACAATTATGAGGCTGCCTCAAAGAGATGGAAAGCCGGGCTTGCCTCCCAAAACTTGACGGATATGGTGGAGGAGCCCGTGAAGACCTCTCTATGGACCCACATCCTGACCCTGAAAATAAAAGTATATAGCAGATCCGATAAGCGGGAGGCTCTGCTCCGCAGGTTTTTGGCAGTAGGGAAAAACCTCGAAGGATTCCCCCCCACAATGCGAGCGGTTCACGGACAACTTCAACTCATTTACGATATGGCATACCTAAAATCCGTCGTCTGCATGCAGGACTTCATTCACTCCGGGAACCCCGCCCTCCTTCTTCTTCATGTCAGGAAGGAGGCGCGGGAGTTCCAGGAGGTAATCGGACGCGTGCAGGCGGCGGAGGGACAGAACTTTCACTTATGCAGACTCTTGGACAACACCAAATACCCGGAATTAAATCACAGCAAGTACCCGGATCTCTACGCAGTCACCCTGCAATGGGCCCGCAAAACTAAGCGGGTCCAGAAGAACTACCTCGGGAGCAAGGCCATCACGGACCGCTCCCTTGATATTGATATGGCCAAGCACCTCATATCTCTCAAGGGAGCGTCCAAGGTGCCCACTCCCTCTGAGGAAGATGCAAGGTGGCTCGAGTCTGTCGGATGCTCCACCAAGATCGACGAGGTCCGCAGACTCATGGGCAAGGGATCCGGGTCGAAGAGGAGGAGGGGAGAAGCCTCGTCAGCCTCTGAGAGCGAGGCATCTTCAGAGAGTGAAGCCGAGGCGGATGAGGAGCCCCCGCGCCGGCGCTCAGGAAAGCACCGCCGCCACTAGACCGTGACACATTACCTTTTTCTGATCCTTATAAAAACTAACCATCATCATATCATATCCACCCAACATGTCCCACTCGTTTCAAGCTCGAGGCGAGCTTTCAGGGGATGAGGAGGACCCCCCTCCAATACCCATGAGTCGCTCAGGGGCTCTAGAGTCCATCCCAGATACGGGAGTGAAGACCATAGGGGTCCAAAGCCCGCCCCGTCCACCCCTTCACAGTCCCAAAGGGGCGAAAACCCGGGCCTCCGTAAAGAGGGCCACCCCCTGTGATGATCTCGAGATTGCTCCCACAGAAAAGAAGCCAAGACGAAAAACAGACGATCCCGGGTCCGTCCATGTACATAAAAAGCTAGACCGCATCCTGGCCGCCATAGGGGCCCTTGTGGACAGCAACAAGGATCTCGCACGTCGTTTCGACGACCTGTCCACAACGGTCTCCTCAAAAATGGCGGCCATGGAAACCAAGTTAACCACAGCGAATGAACGGATCACGAGCCTACAGACAGCCCGGAGGGACGGCTTGCTAGGGCAAATGGCGTCTTCGACCCCCTCATGCCCCCCTCTATCCGGAATTCCCCACTATGTCTCCCAACCTCCTCGCACCACCCCTAACATCCCTCCTAGCTCCTCACTCGACGATCCGGTGCGTGAGATGAGGCGTAAAATGGGTTTAGAGTAACATCCCCCCAACACCTTCAATCAACATCACATCCATCATCCCACCGTCCAGTCACCCCTCTCTTTATAAAAACTAACCAACTGGGGAAACTAACATGGGTCACCTGACACACCCTTACAGAGCAATGATAATGCTCTCATCAGAACGAAATCCCAATTTGGAGGTCCTAGTAGCCACTGTTAATATGGGGGAGAAGTGGATTGTTAGTCAAAATCTAGATCACGTCTGGCCTGCCGTATCTTACAGAATACGGACCACAAAACGACACCGCCGATGTGACCTGTTACTCCCTAAACAGATAAAGAACTGGATCAAGACAGCATTTAAAGGACCGGTGCAAACCCGACACAACCTCGAAGAAGTATTCCAATTACCCGTCAAGTACCTTGAGTATTACGACACTTTATATCTTACAGCTCTTCAAGATGGATCCCTCAGTCCTACTGCCCCACCTCCATATGTGGGCGAGGAAGGAAGGGAGGACCATCTGCGTCATTTGCAATCTCATCTCGGCAGTGATCCTGATGGTGGAGACCCTGGGGTCTGCGGACTCCTACAGAACGCCTTCTACAACTTGTCAATCTCGACCGCTGGCGGAGGAGATGGACACGCCTGAGTCGTTCACCTATGATGATGAAGAAGAAGAAGAAGATGAGTGAAGCCCCTCAGCCCATGTGGTCTTTATAAAAACTAACCAGCATCATGACTCTAACAGCCATCCTAGCCCTCCTGGTCTTCGGCGTCACGCTAGGACGAGGGTCCTCCTCACCGATGATATGCCCCGTCGACACCCCTCCATCTGTTTACACGATGCCAGAGGTGAACCCCTGCAGCGACCAGCAGTTGGAAGACATGTCTATAACAGTCTCGTATAACCAGAGCCAACACGCCAACATACGAGGGTGGCAGATGTCAGTCAGACCGGTAACCTGCACCACTCACTACTTCTTCCTAGGGACCTACACCCATGACATAGAGTATGGTGTGCCCTCGGCGGTGGACTTCCCGGGTGGGGGAAACAGCTTTGTGTGCCCTCCCTCCGCTCTTGTTTACTCCTCCTCTGAAACCTTACAGAAGGACCTTTGTGAATACACATGGCCCACTAGGACATCGACCACCAGGGACGTCTGCTACATGGAGCGCGCCTCACTTATATCCATAGATGGGATGGCGTCCGTCAATGGCCACCCCGTAGAAAGCTGCGATGCAAAGCTATGTAAGGTAAACGATTGGACCATCTTCCAACACAACCTAGGATTCCTCCCTTCTCGGTCTGAAACAACCTTCCACTACTCAGGAATGGCCAGGTGCAACAAAGCCATTTGCATCGTGGCTCGACTCGGAGAGGCATACCCCCTGATTTCGATAGTGGCCAACTCCACCTGGTCGACGGCATATCGCAGCATCTCGGGGTCAATCATAACCTTATTATGGCTAGATAGCGGCCTATCGTCCCAGGAACCTCGGCTCCCTCAGACTGCGGATAGATCTGATCCGGCCACTCTAGCCAAAATTGTTAAGCTAGAATCATCAATCCAGGCCCTCAATGAAGAGGTGAACAACATATGTATCGGTGTACAGAACCTATACACAGCTATCCGAACCCTATCCTGGTCAAGCCCTACAGCGGCAGCTGCTCTGTACCTCAATAGAACAGACGTGGTTGCCCAACACTCGGACAACTACTTCCTTGTGTGGCCGTGTGTCACTATAGATATATGGTCGCTTAGATACACCGTGGAGTGCACAAAATACATTCCCATAACGTATACCCTGAGTGACGGGAATAAGACGGGCTATCTAGACACCCAACGCAACCTCGTCTACTCTTGGAGTCCTGCTGCGGACTGCGGTCCCTCCTACGTGATGGTTAAGGGCGCCCTCTACGAGATTCACCAATCCACCTCCGGGTCCAATCACAGGCTTGTGACCAGTGAGGCACGCATTACAGGAAAAATCTTTCGCCCGGTTCCGAGACTGGCGTCGGAGTGGTCTTCCCAATCCTGGGCAGAAAGAGAGAACCATCCTAGTGAGTTTTCCTACACTGACCTAACCCGGTCTCCTACGATCGGAGGCTCCAGTTGGCTGGACGCCCAGATAGACGCCCGGTACCCGATCCTTCGATACATCATCCATATCAAGTTAGTGGCATTCCTTCTTGGCTCATGTGGGACCACACTTGCTCTCTATCTTACGTACAACGCTCTTCGAACCAGGCGCCATCTCAGAAGAATTGAGTGCCAGATGGCCGAATCAATGCGGATGAAGCTATTAGCGTAGGAGATATTCTCTCAGATCTTATAAAAAACTAACAAGCATCACCATGGAAGACGATGACCCTGCACCGACATACGAGAAACCAAATAAATCCCCAATCTTTCGACGCGACAGACACCTTGCCTCAGCACTGACCAGAGGAGAGATTGACTACCTCCTGAACAACTGGGACAACCCACGAGGCCTGAAGAAAGAGCACATTCTCCTCAAACAAGACACCCAGGATGTGACATTCCTCTCCTCATCTCAGTACATTCACTGGGCCCTCATACATGTATCATCACAACCGGCCACCCCGTCCAGTGTATCCCTACTCCTTAGACACATGCGTGTGGCAAACGATGCCACCATCTTGGGACACAGGAACTATGCCAAGATTGACCCTGTATTGGCACCCCCAGTGGCGACCCCCCTCCTTGCTCAAATATTCACAGTGAAGAAGTACCTGGCCCGAGTAGTAGATGATATAACCTTCAGTCGGCGGTTCCGCCAGGAGTACACATTCTTTGGATGCAAAGCTGTCTGCTACGGAAACCTTCATGTTGTCTGGACATCGGATAGGTTCGCCTATCTTATAACACACAGTCACTTTTTGGCCGTCCGGGACTGTGTCAACTCCTGGTTCTCCTGCCTTGCATACGCCTACCAGAACAGTAAAAAATACCCGGGCTACAACCTGTACAATGAGGTGGCAAACGTGATCACCTCCGTGCTACGTGATACAGGTATATACAAGGACGATATATATGACCTGTTGAAATCCTGGCAACCTCTAGTAATAGGGACTATCTTGAAATACATGGAGTCCGATCCGTCTTTCTTGTTGTCAATGACGGAGACGATCACGACTTATCAAAACTCATACCTGCTACAACTTGCGACTCGCCCCTTAACCACACACGTTGACTGCCAAGTAGCTCTGGAGTTGACGGGACTAACAAAGAGCTTCGGACATCCCGAGGTTGTCATGGATGACAGTGTTGCGGCGTGGTTCGACAAGGGGACAGTCAGGAAGGAGAATCTAGAAGAGATTGGAGAGTTGGCTAGATCGGCATTTGTGCTGGAATTTTCCCGAAATTATTTTAAGACCAAGAGGAGATGGCCAACCCTTGTATTCCAAGATGGAGCGGATCCCCGGGTCAGAGAGTGCTACGAAGGGGGCTACTGGGGTGAGCTTCCCTCTGATCCTTGGACGCCTGAGATGTTCGCCAATGTGGTGACGGGTCCCACATTGGCGTTCGATTACCAGGTCTATACCGCAGACCTCTTATCGGACAAATCAGTAATCCCCGGTCGCGACCACTGGATATATGAATTTGATACACAAGCACACAGAACAATACACGGCTACTTTCCCAAGGGCCCCCCCAGAGAGAGCGGAAACGTAATTTTGCAATACATCTCACGCGAAAGCGTCAATGTCCGAGAGATAGTTGATATAATAGCCACGGGACACATACCAAAGAAATGGAAGGTCTGCATAGGTGTTGCCAAAGAACGGGAGATGAAAAAGAGAAAAGCGCGCTTTTTCGGGAAGATGACTTTGGAAATGAGGCTCTATCAAGTGGCAACCGAAAATAATATAAAAAATGTGTTTAAATACATACCTCATCAGACCATGACGAAGAGTGAGGATGGTCTGATGAAACACCTTATAAAAATGGCCAACTCACCCGACGATGAAGAGGGAGGATACGTCTTCATTTCCATCGACTTTTCCTCGTGGTGCACCAGTTTCAGGTGGGAGGGGGTGACACCTCTTATGGAGGAGTTGGACCGACTGCTGGGGCTGCACGGGGTCTTTTCCTTCACCCAACGCTTTCCACTTATGTGCGTACTATTATTCCAAGATCGGTTTAACCCTCCAAGGCAGGGCGGGGACGGAGACCCGGTGAATGGCCCCCGCTGCATCCACGGACCTGAGGCTTGGATGGAGGGACTAAGGCAGAAGGGATGGACTCTACTCACAATCCTCCTCATCTTAATTGCATCATGGAAGTGTAACACGGTTGCCACCCTTACAGGTCAGGGTGACAACCAAGTAATCTATCTGAGAATCCCAGCAAGGAAGACATTGGAAGATCTGAAGATGACTAAACATGAATACATAACGTGGTTCCAAATGGTCCTAAGAGACCTATGCACAGGGGCAGGCATTACTATGAAACTGGAGGAGACGTGGGTCTCCGGTATCCTACTCGAGTACGGACGCGAGTTCTTCCTCAAAGGGGCCCAGGTGAGCTCCGCCCTAAAACGCATCTCTAGGGTGGCTAGCGAGGCTAACCAGACCATTCCGTCCATCAATGGAGATCTAGCAGGGGTGTTTTCCACAGGGATGGCTGCAGCCCAGAAGGACCACCACCCCGTCGCTGCGTATTGGACAACCATCGTAGAGGCAAGCTTCACATTACAGGAACGATTCCCGGAACTGGCCAGATATCCTGTGGAGTATTTGACAGCCCTTGTATCAACATCAAGAATCTTGGGGGGGTTCCCTGTCACACTATTTGCGAACTTTTGCACCAGATCCGTTCAAGACCCCTTAACCAGCCAGCTCTGCCTCATTAAAACCTTCCTGGAGTCCCCCCGTCACAGGCCCCACATGCTCAAGATAGCGACCACATTGATGTCCCGAGCAGATCCCAAGATGTTGGTTCAAGACCCCCTGTCTCTGCCCCTTCGGATGCCTCGTCAGCCCGAGAACTATATAAAAGATAAAATTACCGAAGGGCTGCCCTCGCTGATCAAGAACAGGGAGCTTATCCCTCTCTTTGGGCCTGAGGTGGAGGACAGACGCCAGGAGCTTCTCGACGATTTGATGAGGATCCGACCATGCAATCCGAAACTCCTCTCGAAGTTGATGACTCTATCCAACGTGGGTAAGCAGGACGCTCTCGTTCGCAAGTTTTCTAATACGAGATCGATACAGGCCATAGCTTGTCGAGATTGGAATTCCGAAGCTGACATCTTGAAAAAGATAAGAGACCTGGAGGACGGATCCATTCGACATATCTTATCTAGGCAGACAGACAAGACCTTAGCCTCCATGACGCCCGCAACCTGCACCACCTTATTAGCACAAGAACTGAGAGAGATCGGATGGGGCATACCCATAGAAGGGGTCACTATGGCGGCCCAGCAAGAACAAACAACGGTATGTGGGTGGAATCAGGTAGATATAGCAGATTATACAAAGACCATCACCTTAACTATGAGAGGAGACCCCACCCTCCCCTGGGACATCTCCAGAGGTCCAGTACCTCCGTACATCGGTGCTCCGACAAAGGTCAAGGCTAAGCGACAGCCCCTCCAGGACACTGAGTCCTATAGCTTTAATCAGGCCCTCCTACAAGCCCTTCAACTCCGATCGTGGGTCAAGGGAGACGAGGGCATGACTGGCCTTATCGATGCCCTGATTGGCGAGAAAACCCAAGCCACCCCGGAGGAACTTGATAGAAGGACAGCCCATGTATACTCGGGATCAATAACCCACAGGCTCCCATGCCCCACCATGAATAGAGGGGGTCAAAGTAACTCCACTAGTAACCTGTCATCACACATCCAAATAAGCTCCAGCACAGCAACTGATTTCGCTAAGCAGGGCATAGATTACACCATCTGTTTCCAGTCTGTGTTTCTCTATGGAGTGTCAGTGGCTGGGCTCCTATACAGGGCTGCAGGGGTGCTCCCGGACAAGTTGGCCATTGTACTAGACAGGGGTTGTTGCATTTGGACAATAGAGCCGGAGGTGTTCTCTCTAGACAAATCGATATATAAAGGGGTCCCCATCCCGACCGCTATGGCGATTCTACCTGAGAGTGCCCAGAGATTCGGTGAAGAAGGGCTCATCAAGATCAACCCGACCGAGTCATACCACATCCACTTAGCTTTCCGCTTCGCAATGTGGATCCTTAATCGTCGGGACACGGCGCGAATCTCAGCCTTAGAAAATCGTGCGATAGATGAGATCAGCACACCACCATTTGTGAATCTATCCGAGACGTCCCGGCTGGATGTGGTCCCCTTCATGAAGTACCTGATTACCTACCTGTTGATCCTGGACCCCTTCTTGATAGGTCGTCTTCCGCTCTTACTCAATGACATACGGAAAGCCAAAATGCGTACAGGGTTTGATGACCTTATAGACACTTTTTCCCTCAGCGGCCTAACCCACAGATTCTGCAAGGAAACGGTGTCATCTGTACTTGACCTAGAGGACCATGAGGGGTGGAGAATCACCCTCTGCGACTATATCATGAACACTGTCGGGGAGGACCAGCTCAAACATATAACTACGTGGTTCTGTATCCTGCCCGATGAGGAGGACTTCTTACTAAGAAAATGGATCCGTGCCACTATCAGCCTACTGGGAGAATATATTCAGATTAAGACTAGGACGAAAGATGAACTCTTAGCCACATATCAAGCAGTCATAGACGAGCTCCGGCACAAAGGCTACACACCACCCCCCTTGAGAGTGTGCTCGTCAGAGGAAGAGAGTGTGGCCTCCATCAGGCATGCTGCAAGACCGGTAGCCAGAGGATATCATGACATACCTGATGTACCGTCGCCCTTGATCACCCACAACCCCTCTCAGCCCGTCTCAGAGGAGAGAGAGCGACTAATGCACTGCTTAGATGGAGGGAGAGGGGTGAATCACTTGTATGAGATGTGTAGATACCTCCGCAACATCCTAGAGGACTTATCTGAGGGCCCCCTATGTCTAGTTACCTCAGGGGACAAGGGAGGACGAATGTACTCTGTTTTATACCACAGCATTCGAGGTGCTTTATGTGAGGGATTCCCCATGTGGAGGGGTGATGAAAGGGACTCATCCCGTTTGCTCGAGACAGGACCTATCTTCATAACCGGGGACTCCTGTGCCATCCCGTATTCCCATATAGAGTTTTTGGCCAACATGGGTGATAAGGGACCACTTCGACTTAGAGAGGATGTGAGTAGACGATGTTTGTTTGTTACCAAGGATCAGCGAAGAGCAGAAGAGGTGTTTGGCTGTCCCGGAGTTGAACTGGTTTTGGTGAGAGGGGAGCTGGAACGGTGCCCTGGCCGCCTGGTATGGGAGTGTGCGTTTCAAAGAGTGGAGGGTCAGGAGAGATGTACCATGTGGAGGCTCTATTCCAAGAACGTGAAGATGAGGGCGCATGCTCGGGTATTGATAGGACTCGGCAATGGAACCTTCAGCCAAGCGGTTCGAAGACCGGTCCACCTGGCCATGTATATGCAGGCAACACGGATGGTGTGTTTGTCCCCGATGACCCCAGTCCTGCACATCCTCAGAGGGCTGCCAATAAACAAAAGAGATCTTGTCTATAGGATGC